AATCGTCTTGAACATATCCAACACGAACTCTCTTAATGAGATCTCTAGATGCAGAAGTGGTGTCTCCAACAGGTCCGAACAGATATGTTTTTGCTGTGAACCTGATGGTGTAAAGAAGTGACCTTCTTTCTTTGTAGTCACCTTCATAATTGTCATTCATTGTGATGTTTTCAATCACCACAGGAATGTCTCTCTTCTCGCCAAGAGTTTCTACAAGATTGACAGATAATGTATAAGCAGGTTGGAAGTATGGTAAGATCTGCTCAATAATTTGGAGCATATCATCATTCAGTTTTGTGTAAACTGATAGTTCAAATGCCATGTTATATGGAACAGGCATGTATGTTTTTCTTATTGCTGTTGTTACTCCAACAGCATGACTCTTGAAAGTTTGAGTAGTCGTAACTTTTCTGGATGCATCATATTGCAAACCAACAAACTCAAACGACATTCTAGGTAATGTTATTTGAACTGGTTTGTTCAGATTAGGAGACTGCTCTAGTCTTGCAAGAAACTTTTGTTGTGGACCATACGCCAAAGGCACCTTAATAATTTCAACCGTATCATCGGAAGAATCAAGATGTTTTATTTCTATATTGTTAAAGAGACTTCCAAACGATATGATCGTTCTTCTTAAAATCTCATGGTAAAAATATTCAAACATTCCTATTAAGGTGTGTAATCCTTAACTTTATTTAGGTTAAGGGTTTCCAAAGGGATTAGACTCTGAGAAATCAAGTATTCCGTCAGTGCTTGCTAGTTGTATTTCTTCATTATCAGGATACTTATTAACGGTATTATCATCTTCTGCAATTCTTATCTGATAAGATGCTCCACTCTCTAAACCTTCAATAGTATCTCCAGGTTTAAACTCACCTGTGACGTTAGATACATTAAGTTCATTAGTAACAGAGTTCCAAGTCTTAACAACAGCAGTAATAGACGTGTTGTTTGCAACTTGTACTGTTTCTGTTGGAATAAACTCTCCGCTTCCACCAAGGTCGGGAGCACTCAAGGTAATAGTAGGTGCAACAGTATATCCAGCACCAGCGTGCGTCAGATAGATGGCAGAGACCGTACCAGCGGCGGAAACGACTGCAATACCCTGAGCGGTTGTACCTAGTCCAGCGAGTCCTCCAGGGGCACTGAACGTCACTGTAGGAGCAGATACGTATCCACCACCACCATCACTGATAGTGACCACACCAACAGTATTATCAGATATTCTTGTAGTTGCAGCGGCACCAACTCCTGGGTTAGTGTTCACGCCAACAAATACAATGCCAGGATTGACGGTATATCCAGAACCTGGGTTTTCTATAAAGACACCTTGTACTTTTGAACCTATTAAAGTTCCATCACAATTAACAATATCGTCACGTAAGGTTGAAATTCCTGTGGCGCGGGTACTACCGGTCGGTGCAGATGAAATCGCAACAGCGGGTGGATGATTGTATTTTTCACCTCTATCGGTAACGATAATCTGGTTGACTGCTCCACTAACAACTCGTCCACTGATTGCTGTCGCGGTTGTTCCAGATCCGACAAGAGTGAAAGTTCTGATATTTCCTTCCACATTGAAGGTATCATCAATCTCCTCAATACCAGTATCCAGAATTTCATCTTGTGCTCTGAAGAGTTCGCAGGAAAGTTCGTAGACGTAATTCTTTTGTAGTTGATAGAACGGTTTTTCGTGCTCTACAAACTTAATTTCAAAAAGTCTGTCGCCAAGGGGAAAATATATTAGGTCTCCCTCTTTTGGACGAGTTGCTAACTCAATGTTTGGTAAATTCCTTGTTAGTGGTGTAATATATGTTTCAAAACGCTCTTTAGATATAATGAGTTTGAGTTCATTAGTTGCTTGAACTCCAAACTTTGATAGAAGAACGCTATTTTCGCCATATCCTTCAAAGTTGTCAACATATGCTTCAATAGGATATGAGTTGTTAAACTCAGACTGAATAACTTCTCTAATTACTTTGTTTTTTGTGATATATTGTCTAGGAAGATAATAAACCTCAACACCATACATCCTCAACTGTTCGTTGATTAAGTCTTGAACCAGACTTTGTTCTCCAGGAGAACCTTGTTGAAAGAAGGGGTTAAGTACCATTATCCGATCATGTCAAGGGGAGGAAGTTCATATGTGTTAGACATTTTTTCCATGATCTTGTCCAGATCATTCTGCCCATCTTCATATATTTGCCTACCATTTAGTTCTACACCTCCAGGTAGTTTCACACCTTGGAACTTCATCAAGTTTTGACCCCACTGACGCTTGATTAACGCTGTCAAATACAGTTTCAAGAAGGAGTCATTGTAAACTCTTGAATAGTCATTAGGATCTATGGTTCTATAGCACTCAATGATGAGATAGTCGCCAACACTCACTTCTGACCAGTCGATGTCCAGATATAACCTATCTTGTCTTTGGTTAAACCTTATTTGTTTGTGGGTGTTCAACAAAAAGTCTAAGTCTTCAAGATATGTCTTCGTCATTGCATATGACAACAATTCAATGTTGCCAAAGAAATACACATCATTCAAGAATAACTGATATTTAACACCAAACATGTTGTTGGTGATATTGTTTCCACCATCAAATTGGAATATTCTCTCTATCCCAATAACTGCTGGAGGAACTTGTATAAAGTTACTATTTTCTTTGTAGGAAAATGTTGTAGTGGCACCATCAATAGTGGCAGATGCTGTAGTAGTTACAATACCTGCTTGAGTAACAGCACTATTTGGACTTCTGCCTCTGTTTATATCCTCTTGCGTAACCTGGTATTTTAAAAATACTTTACCTACACCGTCAAAGTGTCTTTCATGGAAATATTGAATAGCATCATCCACTAAGTCCTCAACTTGCTCATCGGCAACATTAACTTCAAGGACAGGAGCGCCTAACTTTCTTTTGCAGTAGTCTACTAACTCCGCTCTAGTGGATGGTTGCATCTATCTACACTTTCTAAGTATTTATGGTGCTGTGGCAATACCAGCAGTCACTAGAACATTACCGTTTATAATGTTATATATCGTATTTCCAGAACTAACCAGAACATCATAAACATATCTGCCAGGTTTTAGGTTTCTAGTCTCCGTAGAACCCATTGATAGAGTCATGACTCCACCAGCAGCACTGGTGAAACCAACTGTAAATGTCTCTGTAACACCTAAAGTAGCACCCACTGCAACACTTTTAGACATTGCTGCAGTTCCGGTCCAAGTAACACCTAAACCTGCTGTAGAACCCGCACCAGTGTTGAAACGAAACGCACTTTGGTCAGGGTTAATAATGGTAAAAGTATCGCTAAATGATGCTCCACCGTAAATGTTTAAATTTACGGCATAAGGAACAGCAGATGCTACGTCGTATGTTACGTTCTGGTTAGCCATTAGGGGTTTATAGGTATTACAGATAAAGTCTCTTGTTGCTTATAATAAAGTTTTACAAAGGACTTTGCGATGTTTCTCAAAGTGTCCCTATCATCACAACTATCTATCTCAGATGCCAACTTTGTGTATTCAAAACTCTTTGTCAAATTATTGAGTTCTATACTATCTGGGTCCATTTAGAGCCTCCTTGAGTAAAGTTTTTAACTCATACAGTTCGTTTTGAATATTAGCAAGATCTTGCTCAACGTTCTGTATCCTAATACTCTCTTCATCTTTGATACTTTTATTCATTATGTAAGATGAATATCCTGAGGAATCAGTGTTAATGATAGCACCAGTTTCACTATCCCTCAGGAGGTTATTATGTCCCTCTACTTTTTGTTTCATTATGCAAGTGCTATCACTCTGAGGTTTCTGATCTGAGGCACGTATGCCTGGTTTGTTGAAGTCATAAGCAGTTTGATGCGATAAGACTTAAAAGAAGGTAGTTCATCGATAGTGAATGTATGCTCCTTGAAGTCAGGTTCCTCGTGTTCCAGAGAGGTGGAAGCAGGAACACTGACATCAGGAAGACCGTCGCTGTTTGCAACATCAATGATTTGTCCTCTTTCATTCAAGTTGTTGAAACCAGGGAATGCTTCGTAAATGGGGTTAAAGTTTTGATGATCAGAGATGGCAAAGAAACCTCTGATGTCAGCATCTCTGTTCTTATAAACATCAACGATAACCTTGATAGAAGTAGCAGGGTTCTCAAGTGCGATCTCTTTAGAGAGATACTGGAACGCTGTTGGGTCTTCATCAATAGTCTTAACTCTATTATCTGTGACATAGTTAGAGACAACACTGTCAACTCTATTAGAAGTCAAGATGGTTCCCATTCTCTGAGTATCAACAACAGGTGATACTCTAGAGTCAGTTGTGCCCATGTTAAGTCTCATGGTCATGGACTTATTACCAGGAAGTGTGGTAAGTTTAGCATCTTCATTAACTTTAGATGCGATAAGTCTAGGAGTAGAGAAGTAGTTAGACTGAGTGAGAGAAACAGACTCAAACCCTTGGTCGATGTAAGGAATCTCACTGCCACTGATGCTAGAGGAACTTACAGTTCTTACTTCGGCATCAATGTTTGTTCCTCTTACAGTCATGTGCTGTATTTGAGGTGTCAAGATTTCAAACGGAATGTTTTGAGTTGCCTTGGCGTTGAAACCACCAACAGACTTAGTAGCACCAGCATAAAGGATGGGGAAACTTTCGCCTGTAGAGCGTCCAACACCACTTGAACCCATGTCAAGTTTTACCTTATAGGTGTCAAATGTTCTTGGAGACGCTGCGGTTACATTATTAAGGTTGTGAGTCTTATTGATTCTTCTCAGAGAAACACTTCCAAGTTCATACTTGAAGACTTGAGTTCCTGCCAGATAATTCTTAGCAGTGGTGCCATCAATACCTCTTTCTGTGATATTGATAGATGTTCCAGAAGCAGACTCGTAAGATACGATCTCATCACCAATCTTCATATA